GCGCCTCCAGAACGCAGTCGTTGTTGGCGACGGTGAAGCGCTCGCCGGCGACGACGTGCCGCTCGACGCCGATCGTGCGCGCCAGGCTGTCCTGCATTGATAGCTGGTCCAGGCCATAGTGGCGGATGATTTCGCCCATCTTCTCCTGCATCTCGTCGTGCCGGCGCCACTTCTCCTGCAGCTCGGCCAGCACGGCGCGCTCCACCTCCGTGTGGATGATGTCGATTCGGACGGGGTGCGACTGCTGGAAGCGCTGGATCCGGTGGATGGCCTGGATGAAGTCGTTGAACTTGAAGCCGATGCCAGCGAAGATCGCGCGGTGGCAGTGCACTTGGAAGTTGCAGCCCGAGCCGGCGATGATCGGCTTGGTCGACAGGATCGGGAACTTGCCGTCGCTGAAATCGGCGATTCGCTGCTCGCGCTCGTCCAGGTCCTGCGTGCCCCACACGCTAACGGCGGCCGGCAGCGCCGCCTGGATGGCGTGGCGTTCATCCTCGAGGTCGTGCCAGATCACGAAGTGGTCAGCCGGATCGGCGGCGACGATCTCGGCCGCCTTGGCGACGCGCGCGGCCATGCTCTGCCGCTTCTCGCCGGCGGCGGCCGACAGACCCATCGCCACGTTCGGGATCAGCAGGCCCTGGCCGTTCTTCTCGGCGCCGGCCGCCTCGTAGTCGCTCGGCACCTCGTGGTAGCGCACCTCGAGCGCTGGCAGGTCGTAGCCCTCGTCCGAATGGCCCAGATCGCTCGGGCGCCGGATGAAGCACGCCCAACTGGCCACCCACAGCCAGAACTCGGTCTCCTTATGCGGGTAAAGCGTCAGGTTGCCGGCCTTCTCGCTGTCGCGCTGGAAGAAGCGGGTCAAGGCCTGGCCGGTGTCCATCACGCCCAGGAAGCCGGCGTAGTGGATCAGCTCCTTGAAGCGATTCGGGCTCGGCGTGGCCGTGAACACGAACTTGAACTCCACCTGGTCGAACAGCGGCAAGAACTCCTGATAGGTCTTGCTGCCGAAGCTGCGCAGGATGCTCGCTTCATCCAGTGCCGCGGCGCCGAAGCGGCGAACGTCGATCTTCCCGTCCCGCACGCTCTCGTAGTTCGTCATGTAGACGGTGTCGATGCTGCCGATCTCGCTGTCCGAGCGGATGAATTTCAGGTCGACCGCGCATTCGCCAGTGAAGCGCCTTGCCACTTCGCGAGTGAACTCTTGGCGCACGCCCAGCGGCAGCACGATCAGGCGCAGGCACGGCCGGTGGATGCCAATCTGGCGCATCACCTCGAGGTTGGTGCTGGTCTTGTGCAGGCCGAACGAGGCGAAGATGGCGCGCTGGCCGCCCTGCAGCGCCCACCGGACGATGTCTCGGGTGTGCGGCTTGAGGCCCGGATTGATCTGCTCGAGCGGGATGTCGAAGCCCTTGCGCGGCGCCAACTTGATCTTGGCGCGGAGGAAGTCGTTGTAATCGCTTAAAATGTTGGCAGACATATTTACTCCAGAGTGATTTGTTTAGAGGCCGCGCCGGGTGCAACCGCCGCGGCTTCGCTATTTGGGAACAGGCCCTTGACCCGCAGGATGTTCTGGCTTTCGGCACGCGCGGCGTCGAACCTGGCATCGACCGTCTCGCGCGGCGCCTTCCCGGCGTATCCGCCATCGAGCCAGGCGTGACAGTCCGAGCAGCCGTAGCAGCCCTCGTGATCTGGCGCCTTCAGGCCAATGCCCTTCCCGTCCGCGAGGCGGTTCGAGTGGCACCAGGCTGTGGTCTCGGGGTTGCAGTTGCAGATGCCGAGGAAGCGGAGAGTGCAAGCCTCACCGCGCGCGGACTTGCGGATCGGGGTCATTACCGGCCGAGACGCCTTCAGGGGCTTGCGGGGCTTTTGCTCGCGGGCGCGAGCCTGGACCGCGGCTACGCGCAGCAGGCCGGCGCCGGCGACCGGGGCCTTGAAGCCGGTACCGCGCCCCATCGGTGTCTTGCGCTCGAGCGGCTTGCCCTGCTTGAGGGGTGAGCTGCGCATCATGCTAATATTTCCTTATGAAAATACTGAAGATGGCAAAGCTCTACCTCTCCAGCGCGCTGATAGTTGCAATCATTTCCATCGGCGCAATAAGCCTGATGGTCTTGAAAATCGGAGCTGCCGAAGGCTGGACGGTGGAACAAGGTGCGGCCTGGGCGCAGGCAATCGGATCGGTGGCGGCCATTTTGCTCACCCTCGGGCTTACGAGTTATCAGAATGAACGTCAAAAGAGAGTCGAGACGCTTCGTGAAGCAGCGAATGATTTGCGTATAGCGACGCTCGCCGATGCAATTGTCAAAGAAGGCCTGGACGCTGTACGAAAGACTGAAAAGTCCGAGCGCAACTGGGTGGACGGAATTGGCTATGTCTTCCACGATCGCCCGAAGATCGAGGCGGCGCAGATCCTGATCCGCACACTGGCAGCAGAGCCCCTCTTTGCTGAGCTGATTGCACCGGTCATCGACACCCACTCCCTCCTCGTCAGCGTTCAGTCGTCCTCCGATCAACTGATCGGCCAGGGAACTTTCAAGGGGAACAGCCGATTCACCACGCTTTGGGATCGAAGATCCAAACAAGTTGCCGATATTGAAGCCAGGCTTGCGTCCGCTGTTGCGATTGCAACCACCGACCACGAGAACGCGGAATTGGCGCTTCGACATTTTTAGGCCTTCGTGTGGAAAGATTGACCGGTACGCACCGACCACGCCGGGATGTCCTGGCGGGTGCCGCGTGGGTTCGGGATGTACTTTTTGCTCAGCGGCGGGCGCGTGAAAACGTCCGGCGCCGTTCGCACCGCGGCAAGCTGGCCGACCGGCTCGACCTTCTGTGCACCGGCCAGTTCGTCGTAGTAGGCGCGGGCGAAGTCGCTGATATCGATATCGCCGGCGGCATTCTCGAGCAGCCAGCCGCTGCGGATCGCGGTCTGCAGCGCCCCGCGCTTCTCGCTCAACTTGCGACCGATGCCGGTGATGGCAAAAACTTCCCGAGTCGTCTTGGGGCCGTGCTTGTACAGGTGCTGGCCTGCGAGATCTGCTGCGCTGCCGCGGAGTGCGCGGCGTAAGGTAATAGGCTTGGCCATGGTCGGCCCTCCGGATCGTGAATTTTGTGAGTCTGCTGTTGGCTGATCTAGTTCGGCCGCCGGCCGGCCGCAGTCGGTGCATTGCAGTTGGGAGTGACGGATGCAGGTCATGCGGCCTCCATCACGGCTTCGATGAAGACGCGCGCCGCTTCGGCGTTGATCGCGTTGCCATAGGCGCGCAGGCGTCCCACTCGGGCGGGAGCCCCATGAGCCAGCGGGAATGTGCCGGGTTCAACTGGCCGCCACTTTCCATCCCGGCATCCGATCCAGTCAGCATCTCGCCAGTAGCCGTTAGTCGGGCCGGGTTGGCCGGTACCCAGGCCTGCACCTGCATGTTCAGGTCCGACATCGATACGCCCATCTGTGCGCCCTTGGCGATCGACTTTCGCTTGCGCTCCAGGAACGCTTCCGGCGTGCCGTTCGCCTGCTGCGCCAGCGGTGTCCCCCAGCCGGCAAAAATCACCGCGTGATTCAACGTGATGTGCGGAGTGGTGAAGTTCTGCCCCGGCATACGCAGTGCGTCCGTGCTGGTGGTCGTCGGCCAGCCCGCCAGCGCCGCCGATATCCGCAACTCCGATCGCCGGCAATCGTCCGCCTGCTCGTACACGTTGCCCTTCCCGTCGCACGATTTGGGCGTTGGCCACCCAGTAGTTCCGGTCCCGGATGTGCGGCGCACCGATGCCCGCAGACGGGAACGGGACACTCCCGAAGGCGTAACCTATGGCTTCCAGGTCAGCGTGTACAAGGTCGATCCATACATCGACGTCTTTGCTCGCAACCTGCTCTCCAAGGACGACTGGAGGCTTGCGCTGCGCGATGAGGTGCCCAAAAGCTGGCCAGAGGTGCCGCTCGTCAGCAAACCCAGCTCCTTGGCCTGCCGCGCTGAAAGGTTGGCAGGGGCAGGAACCAGTCCAAACAGGTCGGTCATCTGGCCA